GGTGCATTACAATTGCATCAGGTTCAACGAAAGCGTCTTTTCTGATTTCTGTAATTGCTTGATAGATTTGTCCAAGCTTTCCTAATTCTCCAGCGTATGGTAAAGCGTAATCAAATGTATTGATTCCACTCTTGTTTAATACACCAGTTAAATTAGGAGCTGTACCATCACCATTGATAAGTTGGTTGTCCATATTCAACTTCATCATTGTTGATAAACGTGAGTTGACATATCCTTGGATACCAGCAACATCAGCTAACAACTCGTCAGTTACAGGCAAGAAAGTAGCCATCTTTCTGATGGATTCTGTCCTTTCTGTAAATGCAAGTGCTGATTCTAGTGTAGCGGAGATGTCTCCTGATTCTGCAATAGAACCTGCTTGGTTGTCGAATGTTGTCTCTTCTAAGTAAACATAAGCATTTTGTGATGTTTGAATTTGGTCAAACAATCCAATAACGCTATCTGGATTACGAAGAGCGGTCTCTAGGATTCCAGGAGCTCTTAAGCTCTCTGGTGGATAACCAGTTGTGTTTAATGTGGTTTTAAATTCTGCTTGAGAATCTACACCTTTAACACCTTTTTCTACATATGCTTTATAAGCATCTGTATTAGCAAATTGTTCCCCAATTGTTTGTGGACCTTTTTGCTCAGGCATTGCATTAGGTATAGAATTTACAGGCTCATTATCAACCTCTAAAGCTTTCTCGTTTTGAACTTTAGCTTCTTCAACTTTTAAATCATCAACAAGTCCAGCTAGTTCTGTGTTGAGGCCTTTGATTTTCTCTTTGGCTTCAGCACTGTACTTGCCGTCTTCTTGGTTATCAAAAGCAGCTTTAAGTTCTTCACGAGATTTTGCAATTTGCTCTTTGAGCTTTGCTACTTCACTCATGGTTTATATATCTCCTATGATATTATTCTTCTACTTCTAATTCAGCATCCAATGACTCAGCAATATTTTGCTGGGCCTCTAACCATAAAGCTTCAGCCTCTTCGTCGACGGATTCAGTGTTATCTTCAGCAAGAACTGGTTCAGTCTCTGGGTCGGACTCAACCTCGACTTCTTCAATAACAGGTTCCTCTGTTATTTCATCTTCTGGTTCTTCAACTGGTAGTTCTTCCTCTACGTCGTCGCTTTCCTCAACCACTACAGTGTTTTCACTTACATTATCAATGAATGCGTCTAATTCGACCCATGCATCTTGCAAGTCTTCTTGAACTGCACGTAGTGCTTCGGTGGCTTTTTCGCCTAATTTCCTTCCATCTTTGGCACGCAACATCGCTATGGCGGTAGCTCGTACCATCAAGTCGTTTAATGCAGCAAGCACATCTTTGACTTGTTCCGAAAATGCTTTAGGAGCATCTTCTGAAATCTCTTCTTGAGTCTCTAGAACTGCTTCTTTGAGTTTGTAAAGTTCCTTCAAATAAGTTGCAGGATTTTCTAATAACTCTTCAACAGTTACAGATTTCTCTTCTTCTTGTTCTTCGTTAGGGTCAGGTTGATTCATTGACTCAGTTGTCATAACACCTTTCTCTTCACCAAGAATCTCTTTTAACAATTCTTCATTGGATTTGATAGCCATTGTGTATGTATCTTGATTAGCTCCAACAAGAACTGGTGAAACTTCAAAAACAGTTAGGTCTTTTAAATACCTAGCGTCTTTCTCTTCGTCACCTTCACCAAACTTTCCTCGTTCAGCGTCGTTGACTCTATAGCCGAATGACCATTGTTGCATGTCAGCCATATTTTTAACTATCTTATAAGCTTCTTTGCCGGATTCTGTATCCATAAAGAACTCGCCTTCAAATGTGGCTTTATCTCCATCACTTTTAATTGAACCTTTACCGATTGGCATGTCCCATTTATGAGCCCACACCATTGGTACAGAACCAGATTTGAAACCTGATTTGATAGACCCTGGAAGAACTACGTCTCCATCAGAGTCAAGTGAATTAAATACAGAAAAAACAGCAGAAACTTTTCCCTCAGTCTCAGCTTTGAGTTCGAGGTCAATATTCTTAACTTCTTTTTCAGACATTACCTATTCTCCTGTTAACAGTAATAAGGTACGCTATATTAAGAATTATTACATAGCCTATTAAAAAGTGTGTTATTTAAAGCTTTTTTATTTCTTTGAACTTAGTGGATGATTTGAAGGTAATAAATCTGTGTCGTAAGCTTTTCTCTTAAATTTACCAGTTCTTAAAGCGTGTAAGAAACCATTAACTCTAGCTAATCCCCACTGGTCTGAACTTGTTACATTTGGTCTAACTGATGATGGGTTTGTTTTATATGCACCTACACCTCTATTAAATACAGATGTTAATGTTCTAAGATTTGCTTTATATTTTGGATTTTTAGCATTGTGGTCTTTTACTTTTTGTACTAAAGATTTTCTAACTCTTGAAGAAACTGCTTTAGTTTCAGTAAGTTCTTTTTCAAAAATATCATCTGCCATTTGTTCAGCAGCTTTTCTTCTTTGTCTTACAATTTTCTTTTGGTCATTAATGACTTTCTTCATAGCAGATACTCCGATATTAGAAACGCCACCCCATTTAATATTTGCTACTGTTCCAGCAAGTCTTGTGTTACCTTGATGTCTTCCCATATAGCGTTCTCTTCTACGAACCCAGTTAAGAACTGATTCACTTCTGTCACCAGATTGGTATTTAGTCCAATTTCTAAAAGCGTCGTTACCTGTAAAAGAAGTTGGAGGATTACCTCCGTTACCACCACGTCTCCAAATCTCTGGCCAATTTTCTTTTAGGTCTTTAGCGTACCCATATGGAAATTGTTTATATTTAGAATTGGAAATACTTACAGCTTTGTCGTCACCTGGACTAGGAAAATTTGTTCTATCTTTCTTTGGTTTTTCTTTTACGTTCTCTGGTTCTATACTAAATTGTGATTCCATAATAACTTCTGCTTCTTCTAAGCTAACTTTAAGTTCTTCCATTATATCAATTAGATAAGATTTTTTTGACCTTTCCAACTGCTCATGTGTAGCACAAGGCATGTAGTAAGTTGTTCCTCTTACATCATGCTCATGATATCCAGAACATCCCATTTCTTCTGCTCTTCTTTCAGCAGCTTCAATAGTGTCATACATAAACATATTGCTAGAAGTATTTCTATCTGGGTGTGCAGATTTTTTAGGCTTCTTTCCTAAATAAGCTTCTGCTTCTTTTTCTGTATCAAAACATTTAATAACTTTTCCTGTGTCATGACTTATTACACAGTATGCACCATTAGGCATCTTAGCAATATACTTTTCTTCATTACGAGGTTCTTCATTTTGTTGTATTCTGTCTGCTCTTGGGGATTCAGCTGGAACTGCTGTTAAATTTAAAATATCTTTTACTTCAGGTAATTCAGATAAGCCAGCTGCTTGTAAAGGTTGACCCTCTTGTTCAGCTCTTGCCTGTTGTCTATTAGCTTCAGGCATATCGTTTAAAATAGCATTGCCATCAGTATCAACTTGAATCATATTCAATGGTCTTAAATATACATCGTGAGATTCATCTACATCAAGACCTACAACTTGTCTAGCTTCTCCAATGGTTATCCATCCACCATTAACACCCATATTGACTCTCTTGTATAAATTATCTACATCTGTCTGTAAGGCTCTTACAGACTGTATGTCATAATCACACATTAAGTTTTTATCTTGGAAGTCAGGTAGTAATAATTGATGTGTTAGCTCATTAGCAACTGTTCTCCACATTGGTACTAACTTTTGCTCTGTAAAAAATTCTTTTAGTTCTTTCGTATTGTTGTAGGTCGCCGAATTCAATCCAGCCCCGAGGCCGGCGAGTATTGCGGGGACACCTAAAACTGCAGATACTCTTTCTTCTGGGATTCTTCTAAGTTCTGCTAACTTCATTTGGTCAGGTGTAAAAGATACAACTTCAACATTCATTGCACCAGATAAAACCATAGGTGCTCCTCTATTAGCACCACCAAATTTTTCTTTGTACATTGCAGATATTGATTCAGCTTCTTCTTTTGTAGGACCACCATACCCATCAGACCTAGGAGTTAAAACAACACCAGGTACAGCCATATTGTTCAATAGAGCAGTTGTGAACTGTCCAGCTGATTCGTCACCTAAGATTTCTCTTAGTACTGATTTAAGTGGTGCGTGACCTCTTCTATGGTCGTTAGGGTCAATTCCTTGTCGGATATGTACCATGTCTTGAACATCTAATTTTACAAACTCACCTTTTCCATATGTGTAGTATTCGTAATGTGTTATTAGTTTATTTTCATTACCTCTTACTTCTACTAGGTGTGGCATAAGTGGAACAAGTTCTACAACCTGTCCTTTTGAATTTCTGTTTTTGTAGAGAAAAGCATCTCCATTTGTATTTAAAGCTAAAACAATGTAATGAGACATCAAGTTGTGAGACATAAAAGGATTAGGTCTTCTAAATAGCTCTGCTAATGGGTGACCATGATTTACTTCTCTATCACCAAAAGTTTGGTCTCTTTTAACAATTTGTAGTTGTGGTTCAGCAAAAGAAGTTGCAAGAACATTTAAACATGCAGTTACAGCTGAATTACCAGAACCATCTCCAATTTCTTTTAATTTATCTGATTCCCAAAAACCTGATGAGGTATTGTATCCATATATGGATGCGTCGTTTCCGAATAATTGATTGTAATTTGATTGAGCTTTAATTTCTCCAGTACGTCTTCCAGGCACTATAAAATCTAAAGCCTTTTGTAATCTGCTCTTCTCTTCCAAAATATATTCCCAGTATTAAAAAGCTTCCCAACTTCTTCTTTGCTGCAAAGTTGAGGCAGCTAATCCCAGTGCGTCTACCATGTCGTCATTTTTACCGACAGGAAACGTTAGCAGTTCTCTTTCTAAATCTGCTAACCACGGAGCATCTTTCCTAAATAAGATGTCACCTGACTCCATCCTAGCCGATAGGGGTAAACTTTTGGTTATTTTATCCTTTTCAGCTCTAATTTCTCTAACACGAAGACCAGACCTTCCTGCTTCTTGAATAAAGGGTTTTGATAAACCTTGATTTTCTATACAGATATGAGACCAGTTATTTCTACTAGCTATTCTTTTAGCTTCTGGAATAATATCAGGAGATTCCATTTTTCTTCTTACTACATCTTCAACATAAATTTTACCATTAGCTTCTGCACAACTAACAATAACTGTGTAATCACTTCTATCTTCAGTTGTTACTGCTACATCTAATGTCCCAAAATGTCTCATGTCTCTAGGGTTTAAGTTTGCTCCACCACCTATGTAATTACCATCAGGCATTACATCAAAGTAAGTAAACCATTCTTGTTTGAATAAACCTTGACCTGCTTCAATAAACTCTGCCATGTACTCTTGTGCAAAAACAATGGAACCAACTTCTTCTTTAGCTGATTCAACTTCTTCTGGGTCAATGGAAGGATTGTCTAATGTGGAAAAATGAAACCTGTCCCAATCATCTCTTCCTTCTGCTTGTTGCCATAAGTCATAAAACCAATTACCAATACCAAGAGGTGTACTGATAAATAATGCTCCACCTTTTCTTTCAGTTAATGTAGGTCTAAGAACTTCTTGCCAAACTTCAGGTTTTACGAAAGCTGCTTCATCGATAACGATAAAGTCTAAACCTTCACCTCTTAGTCTTTGCGGGTTGTCAGCAGACTTGCAAGCAATAAATCCACCGTTTGGGAATTGAACTTCCATGTTTGCGATAGAGATTTTCGGTTCAATTTCTTTTGGAAAGGATAACGCTGCACTTTCTAACGCCCTCCAGCCAACACGAGCAATAGCAAAAGTAGGAGCAACCCACCAAGCTCTACCACCGGCCAAGGCAGTTTCGATGCATAATTGTACGCCGAGTCTAGTTTTACCAAACCTACGACCAGCACAAAGAATTTTCCACCTTGCTTCACTATCTGCAACATTTTGTTGCGCAGTATGTAATCCTGGAAGTTTTGGTACATATTTAGCCATTCTCTAACTTAGACTTATTTTTTCGAAGAAGTTCAATACTTTTTTCTAATTGCATAATTTGTTGTCTCCAAACCATATGCTGTTGTTCTTCTTGAAGTCTAGAAGGTTCTACTAAAGATAAACTAAAGTGTTGACCCTCCATTTGTTTTAATTGATTTGTGATAATTGTAATTTTATCTTCTTCTGAAATGTGTTCGTAATCCATACTCTCCTACCATCGGTATTTTGTCTTTTTTGCCTTTTCAACCTGAGCAAAACTTTTTTCACTTAATGTTGAAGGGTCTTGTGTAAATTCTACATCCATAGGGGTCTCAAATGCGACATTTGTTGAAATTTGTCTTCTACAAATAAAAGAATCTTTAGGACACAAAATTTCTGGGTCTTCTGTAATTTTATGTTCTATTTCATAAACATGTTCACAATGTAAACATTTATAATCGTATCTAGGCATTTCTTAACTTCTCCACGGCTTTTCTATATCCATTAATAAACCTAGAACTAATTATATTATTACCTGCTTGAATTAGTCGTTTATCTTTATCATTTATTAAATCCATCACAAGACTAAATTTACTTCTTTTAAAAGGTATTACTTGAACTAATGGTGTTCCTTGACTTATAATAAATTCTTTTTCATGAATTATTGTAGGAAAGTTTATTTGATGCCATCCATCTGTTTCTACTAATCCTGGTAATATTGTAAATCTTTTTTCGTATTGATAAAAAGGAGCAATAAATAAAGCTGAATATCCAGGTGGTGTATAAATAAACCAAGGACTTTCAAACTTTAAAGCGTCTTTAAAATCTCCTTCTCCTAAAGGCATACCTATTAGCTGTTCAGATTGATGAGAAGAAATTCTTGCAGGAAAATTTTTATTATCATGTTCTAAAGTAATATCATCTCTTTGTATTAATGTGTCTGCCCACATTGGAATAATAAAACCTTCTGATACAAAATCAATAATTGCAGGACATCTTTTCATAGTTGAAACATAAAACTTTTTTCCTATATCTCCTACTTTTCCAAATAAATTTCTATGTATAGGGTCGTAGGGTTCTCCTGGGTCTTTATCTAAATGCTCAGGCATATCTTTAAACCATTTAGGAAAATAAAAAGATGAAGGTTTAACTGGTGCTATTGTTTCTAAGCCTTCTATTTCTGTTTTAAATAATATTTTTTTAGACATATCTTTTCAAATAAGCTCTTACAAATTTAGTGTATTCTCTTTTTGCTCCAGTTATGGTTTTGCCGTCAAAAATATCATGGTGGTATTTACAAAAGATAGCCACATTACCTTCATTATTAGAGATGTCTCTATTCTTGCCTCCCATACCAATTCCAGTAATGTGTGCCATCTCTAGCCACTGTGTTGTATCGCACTCAGGCCACTCACATCTATAGTTAGCACGTTTCAAAGCTTTTTCACGAAGTGCAGATTTATTTATTTTTCCTGTTCCTTCTCTTTTCTTTTGTCCCATACCAGATACGCCAAATGATTTAGAACGTCGTTTTTTAAATTCTTCGTATGTTTCGTTTTCTGAATCCCATTCAACTCTAGCCATTTTTAACTTTCGTTGGATTATACATTGTGTATTTAACTGTTATTTCTTCATTTGGTTCTATGTCTCTTAAAAAATATAAATACCTAACTCTTTTTACTTCTACAATTTTTGCATTAGGTTCTTCACTATGATTGATAAAACCACCAAGTGGTGTTCTATAAAGTTCCATTGTTATTGGGTCTATCACATGAGTTATGCCAGCGTTAACACCTTTTTCAATACTAACTGTGGAAAATAAACCTAATCCTTCTATTTCGGATTGTTTAATAGTTAAACTATCAGGTAATGGTCTGTACTGTTTCATATAAATATTTTAACAGAGTGTGATTTTAGGTACAGCTCTTCCGAAGAAGAGCCGATGATGGGAGGAGGTCGGTGTGGATGCCGACAATTTAACTTTAGCTCTTACTACTTGAGAAAGTGGTATTTGAAGGTGCTTTGATTAAAAATCTTTGACTATACCAATACATCAATCCAATTCGAATAGTATCTGGGTCGTCTTGCTTTGGAATATAAAATTCTTCAACTAACTGATTAGTTTTATAATATTCAACTAAGAAGTGTTCTTCAGTTTCCCCTACTATTTTAAATCTGTTCTTGCTTGGAAAAATATAGTCTTTAATCATCGTACTTGTAACTATATCATAGGGGAGTGGTATTTTAAAAAGAGAGTCCGCCTCACAGGACGGACTTATCTCTTTCAGTACATAACCAACAAAGGAGGTCACTTATGTAAAATAATTATTACACAATTTTGAATTTATACAAAAATCCAATCTGATTTTTTTTGGTTTTCTGTTCCTCTGTTTAAAACTTCAAAAATCTTTGCAACAGCAAATGTATCTTCAATTGCATCGTGTTCTTTATAATCACCAAATCCAAATTCGTGATGTATGTGAGATAAGGTAAAACCTGAACAATTAGATTTACAACTATCAAAACACTTAGTTCCGTTAACAAAGTACTGTTTTGCTAAATCTTTAGTACATAACCATTCATTTGGTAAATAAGGCTTGTTATATAAATCTAGAGTGTCTTCCATAACTTTCTTATCAAATGACGCATTATGTGCAACTATTGTCTTTTTTCCTATTAAGCCTACTAATATTGGATATAAATCTTTTAATTTAGGTGCATTCTTGCAAAATTCTGGATTTGGAGAAGCATGAGACCATTTTAAGTTGAAATACGCATCTGGTGGTTTGATATAACTATGCGCACATTTGTATTCTCCGTCCTCAAACCATACTAAAGCTATTTGAACTGCGTCTTGTTTAGATACATCGGGGTCAAAATAGTATCTTCCGATTAAATCTTTGCCTGTTGTTTCAAAATCTAGGAATATATAGTTATTTAGATTTTGCATTTTTACGCCTTTCTCTACGAATAGCTCTGCGTTCTCGCTCTGATTTTCCTCCCCAGATACCAAAACGCTCTTTTCTTTTAACTGCGTATTCCAAGCATTCAACTTTAACTTTGCATTCATTACAAATTTTCTTAGCAATAACCGTTGAACTTCCTCGCTCCGGGAAAAAATCATCTTGATTACTGCCTTTACAATTAGCGTCCTTATAAAAGCTAGGTACTGCTAATAAATCTGCAAGCTCTGTATGTAAATCCATATAAGGATACTGTACTCGAACATTTGTTCGAAAAAAGGATTACAAAAGGGCTTATTAATATCGTGGCGAATACAAAAATTATGGAATTTAGGTGTAGGTTCTACATGGGCAACGAAAAACCAGAAGATATGTGCGTGACACTAAGCGAAAAATCGCTTTTTAATCTCCGTA